GATGACTTCCAATGGTCCAATACGTTTTACTGGCGACAAGTGGGTTATTGATGATGGGTCGGGCGGGTACATTAATAATTGGATCAGAGACATACCCAAGGCTCTTGTTCCTTTTAAAGAGGACAGATTTAACTTTGAAATGGAAATTAAAATTAATGCAACAAGGTTTGGTGCATCTTATACTTCTCCACAAAGTTTTCATGTTTCTTTCGACAAAATCACAGCCAATTATGTCGATCTGTTTAAGAGCATTACTATTAAATTTACTCCACCAAGCGCTCCTGCCCCACCAGCACTTCGGCCATGATTTATACACTTTCTCGCTACACTTATAACTCTGTTGTTGCGGACGACGGGATTGTTACAGCAGAGAGAAAAGAGTCTTACAACGTCGCTGTTTACAAGTACCACGTTGTTCCCGGCGACACGTTTGAGTCAATTGCTGCAAGCATTTATGGTGATGCGGGACAATACTGGAGAATTGCTGATCTTAATCCACAAATTAAATTTCCTCTTGACCTTGCTCCGGGGGATGTCATTCGTGTGCCGCAATGATTTTTCGTAATGCTTTTGAGGATGCGCCGCTTCTTTCAGTAAATATTCAAGGAAGTTCTATTCCTGACACTCAAATTGCCATTGTTGAACTGATGTTGGCAGAGAACAAACACGATATGGCAGTCATTACTTTTTCTGGATTTCCCGGTGAAGCAGTAACAGCATTTCGAGGACTTCCGGTAACGATCAATCTGGGAAACAACGAAGCCAACATGATTAATTTTTTTGGTTATGTGGGTTACGTTGAGTTTGAGGCCCTTACGCGAATGGGAAAAGTTAATAATTCTAATATCCAAGCGGCTCGTGTTGTGTGCTTTGGAAGCAGTTATGACATGAAAACGGTGCGTAGCACATCGTACCAACGCAAAACTATTCTTGACATTGTTAAGTTGCTTGCTAACAAATACAACTTTAGTTATTCCGTCCCCAACAATCAGTATGTGTTTTCCCTAGTTGAGCAAAGTGAAAAAAGCGATTGGGAACTTCTTGTTGAGTTAGCAAACACTGTCGGCTATTACGTACAGGTGCGTGGAACGCATATTCACGTATATGATCCGTTCTCTTCTTATTTTCGATCCCTTCCCCCAACAGAACTTTCAAACCAAGCAGAAAATGTGAATGTGGGTAAGGAACGACGGCCCGGAAACATTTATGAATTTCGTGGAACATTTGGGGACGTTACTCCTGATGGAAGTACTTCGCAATGGATTCTTAAATCGTTGGATGTAACAGGAAAAGAAATTCAATATTCATTACCTGCTTCTCGCAACAGTGGCCTTGGTTCCCCTGTTGAAAGGCGTTTTACAAATGAAGTGACTTTTAACGCCACCTCTTCAGAAACACTTCGGCAGTTTGCTGAAAAATACATTAAACAAGAGTTCCCAGTAAACGCCGATGCTGTGGTTATGGGAACATCAGGAGCGATGCCGGGGCGACTTGCACAAGTTTCAAACTACAATTCAAAATTTGATGGTCTGTGGCTCATTGCGGAAGCAACACACATTGTAAACAATTCCCATTACATTACAAATTTAAAATTAAAAACCGATTCAACCAATGAAAAACCCCCTCAGGGGATCATTGGCGCAACGTATCGAGAACCGCCTGCGCCAAGGCTGGTTGGTAACCTGTGGCAACGTTCACGAGAGTTTTCTTATGTTTACTAACAAAAGTCAAGTTGCAGGGATTCATCGCGCTATTGTGTCGTTTTCAAGCGCTGAAACAGGCGAAATAAGGGTTAGAATCCCCGCTAAGTTTGGGCCTGAAACTGTTGTTAATATTTCTATGATTGGTAGGAAGAAAGTTAATGGCGTTTGGCCCGTCCCACAAATTGGAGAAATGGTTGTAGTTACCGCTGATGGCGCTGACTTTTCTAATGTATTCATTCTCAACGTCAATCCGAGTGTGTAATTATGGCCGTACTTAAAGCACCATTTCAAATTGATCCCGCCTCGGGACGCGTTATGATGTTGACAGACAATGAGAAAATCATTGCTCAAAAAATTAAAGACTTTATGGTTACTAACGTCATGGAGCGCTCAATGTCTCCAGCGTACGGCGCCAACACGGACAAACTTGTGTTTGAAAACTTTGATTCTCTTTTTTTTCAGGAGTATAAGGCTGAAGCGCTTATTGGCCTTAGAAAAAACGTTTCTGGTGCCCAAATTCTTGACATGAGGCTTCGCAATTACGGCCCAGCAAGCCTTGCAACTGGTGAACAGAACTCAATGCTTATTGAGGTACAGTATAAAGTGCCGCCGTTTGGGATTAAAACCACCGCTATTTCAGTTGTTAACCCTAGCGACCTTAGTGAGAAAGATCCGATATGAGCACGTTTGATTACACAAGTAGGGATTACACGGCAATTCGAGAAGATTTGCTTGAGCGCGCATCTCTTGTTTTGCCCGAATGGACATCGCGAGACGCGTCGGACTTTGGCATGCTCCTTGTTGATCTTTGGGCGTACATGGGTGATGTTTTGCATTATTACATTGACCGTGCTGCTAAAGAAGCATTTCTTGGAACCGCAACCCAGCGTGATTCCTTGCTGGCTATTGCAAGTCTTCTTGATTACACCCCGGTTGGCCGTACTTCGGCTGTGTCATCCATCACTCTTAACGCATCACAATCTCTTGCAACCAACGCATTGCCAATCTTGATTCCGGCGGGTACGCGTTTTGTTGCTACACCTCTTTTGGAAACCGCTGAGCCGGTGATCTTTACCCTTGATAGAAACATTGCTTTTAACACTGACGGAACAACAATTTCTGATTACGCAACTTACCCCAAAGCAACGCCAGTCACGGTTAACGTTACTGAAGGTGAAATTTTTATAGAAACGTTTACAAGTAACGGTCGTTTGAGTCAACGTTTTACTTTGTCTAAAACTGGCATTGTGGCCACTTCGTTTGTCGTGTCTGTGGCCGAGGGGGTTGGTGGTGCAGCAGTTCAATATGCACGTGTTAATAGGCTTATTGAACACACCAATACTGACCCCGTCTACTTGGTTGAACTTCAGGCCGACGACTCGTCAACCCTTGTTTTTGGTAATGGAATTCATGGAAAAATTCCTACAACCAATGCGGTAGTGTCTATTGCGTATCGCCGTAGTCGTGGCGCTGCTGGAAACGTAAATCCTAACTCTATTAAAGAGTTTGAGTCACTTAGCAATGTTTATGGACCGTCTTACGACGGCATTGTAATTACGCCAAATTCTTCTCGAGCGGTCCTTGGTTCTAATTCAGAAAGTGCTGCTTCTCTAAAAGTAAATATTCCTGCGGCATTCCGCTCGCAGGACCGGGCTGTGTCCCTGCAGGATTACATTGATTTGATTTTGCGCGTTCCCGGAATTGTCAAAACCACGGCTGAGGTCGTGGTTGGGGCCACAGCAAAAAGAGGATTCATTACTAACAAGGCATTGTCGGCAAGCGTTGCTACTCTTACTACCGGTGCTGATCACGGACTAACTGTTGGTGAAACATTTGCTATTTTTGGGGTAGACGACACCTTTGATGGTACGTACGTTGTCAAAAGTGGATCGTCGGGAACCAATCTTTTATATGATCTCAACTCCGCAAGCGTTGCGTCTGCAAGTGTTTCGTCTTCAGCAACGTTCATGAACGCACAAGTAAAAATTTATGGACTTGACCCACAAGACACCTATGACGGAACTCTTGTGGTATCTCCTACGACAGGCCCCCTCTCCCTGTCATCTTCGTACCGCGATGCAATGTATGAGTATCTTCGTCCTAGGGAAATGGTTGGGGTGAACTCTGTAATAATGCCGTCAATAACTTTGGACCTTGTTAGAATTTCTTGTTCCGTTGCAGCACTGCCAACATTTGTTCAAGAAAGCGTTGTTGGTGATGTTGAGGACGCAATCAAAGCATTGTTTACATTTGACAACGTTTCATTTGGGCAGAAAATCACACTTGGAGAGTTGTATCGAGCAATCCTTGCCGTAAGTGGGGTTGATTATGTAAACATCACTCAGTTCACGACTACTTCATCTACAGTAATTGACACCATCAGTATTTCTCCAAATGTTCAAGGTGTCAAGGCAGCAGATGCGCGCCTCCTTCTTTTAGATGACCTTACAGTCAGTGGCTTTGGTGGCGTTGATACGGAGATTTAATGGCATACGTTTCATTTCGAGTCAGGCGAGAAGACCTTGCAGGCGCACCTGATGTAAACCCGTTTGGTTCGTATGTTCGTGGTATTGACACAACGGCCCCCGCCGGGTTGACTCGTCAAGATTCAGACTTTGCCCTTCGCGCAGATGGATTTGTCAATATTGTCCCAGAACTAGTTGTTACCGCAGAATTTTCTGCTACTGCAAGGTCACACAACAGTGTGCGCCTTAATTGGTCACAGTTTTCTCTTAGCAATCCTGCGACTAACAGTGTGGGGAACACGGAAATTCAAGCAATTGTTGTTGTGTACTCACCTACAGGGGCCCCGGAAACCGTTGCGGATGGCGAAGTAGTCAAACGACAAGAGTATTACGATGTCACGTACGCCATTGACCATGAGGGGTTGGTTGCGGGGAAGTGGGCGTACTATTCGTTGTTTCTCCACTGGAACCAAAACGGTACAGGCATTTCGGGAGTCAACTGGTACGAGCGTGTGGCCACGCTTCAAGAACTTGTTCCAAAAAATTATGGGTCAATTGATGCTCTATGGACCCGCATTCCCCGTTACTACCGTGAAAACGATTACCAAGGCGCCTCGTACGGACATTTGCGTCACCTTCTTGAAATCTTTGGTTTTGAAATGGATCGCACGCGTACCCTTATTGATTCTGTTATTGCCCAATATGACCCCC